GCTTACCAAAGCCCTGGAACGCATCGCCGGCCGGGTGGTGGAACGTACAAATACATTGCCGTCAACTCGCAGACCGAATGGGACGAGCGTTTGGCTGCTGGCTGGTTTGAATCATCTGCTGCTGCTGTGCTAGCCGCTGGTGATAAGGCGACAATACCTAAGAAGCCAAAACCAAAGTGGGCGATCAAGATCAAGAAAAAGAAGAAGCCTGGAAAACCTCTTGACTGGCGCAAGTTGGCCAAACAGATCCAATCTGAGCCAATCCAATCCGATCCGATAAATGATGACGCGCCACCTACTCGCGCAGAGTTGGAAAGCAAGGCTACTGAACTTGGCATCAAGTTTGATGGGCGCACCAGGGACAAGAAACTCTCCAACCTGATTGACGAAAAGCTAAAGGAATAATATGGGCTGGACTAAGCGCGAATTTGTCACCCAAGCCTTTGACGAGATTGGTCTAGCCAGCTACGCCTTTGATCTGACGCCAGAACAAATGCAAAGTGCATTGCGCCGGCTGGATACCATGATTGCAGCATGGAACGCGCTCGGCATTCGCTTGGGCTATCCACTGCCATCTAGTCCACAAGATAGCGACTTGGACGAGCAAACAGACGTTCCCGATTCGTCAAACGAAGCCATCTACACAAATCTGGCAATCAAGCTGGCCCCAAGCTACGGCAAGCAGGTTATGCCAGACACCAAGATGACGGCGAAGGAATCGTATAACACGCTTCTGTCACGCGCAGCCATGCCACCAGAGCAGCAACTGCCAGGCACGATGCCGGCCGGCGCAGGCAACAAATCCTGGCGCAATTACGACACTCCATTCTTGCGGCGTCCTGCTGATCCTGTCATTGCAGGTCAAGATGGCGTTTTGGAATACAACTGAGGATTAATATGCCAACCATCAATCAACTCGCAGGCATCAGCCAAGTTTCAGGCGGCGATCTGCTGCCCATCTATGTGCCAAACAACGGGGATGCACGCAAGGTTTCGATCACTCAGCTACTGACGTACTTCCAAAGCACATTTGCTGCGCCGACAGTCGCCACAAATCTGTACGTTCCAGGTGCAGGTTTTAACATCACAGTACCGACTCCAGTCAGTGAGCAACAGTGGATGCTCTTGCAGCCAGCCGGCGTGCTGGCTACTGGCACGATCACACTGCCGTTGAATACTGGCGTGGCCGATGGCACTCAAGTGCTGGTTACGACAACTCAGGTCATAACTGCCTTCACGCTGGCGCTGAACGGTGCTGCTGCGTCATTTGGCGCACCAACCACTTTGGCCGCTGGTGCGTTTTTTACCATGCGTTTTTACCAAGCCACAAATTCCTGGTATCGCGTCGCTTAATTTTTAGGAGCCATCATGTTCATCCAGCCAAGTCTGACCCAAAATCAAGTTGATGTGATTCTGCCGATCAATGAGTACATCAGCATCAGCAACACTGGCAACGAAAAAACGACCGTCCTGCTTCAATCGGTAACGCCAGGCGCACAGTCCTGGAACTACACAACGCTTGGCACACTGTCCAACACTGCGCAAACCTTTGGGCCATATGGCGAGGCTCGCACCATTCGCATCCAGAACCGAAATGCAACGGTTGAATATGATGTTGGCGCAAGTCCACAGCTGCGCAGCTTCCCAGCCTTGGTGCTGGGAAGTATTGCACCAGTTAGCCTGGTGCAACCAGCTGCAACCTTTACCACCCTGACCTACGCCGACAACGCAGGCGACGTTAAGCTGGTCAGCGCAGGCGTGCATGGACTCACGAACGCAGTGTCTCAAGGCCAAGACGTCTACATCACATGGACTGGCGGCACAGCCACCACAGGCTTCTATGAAGTGCTGGACGCTAACACAGACACCGAGGAAGTCACCATCGATTTGCCCTACGTCGCATCCACCGTCACCATCAGCATCGCAGCCCCTGGCGTGGTCACATGGACTGGCCACGGCTTGTCAGTCAATGACACGATCCGCTTCACCACCACAGGCGCATTGCCAACTGGCTTGGCCATCAATACCACCTACTACGTCAAAACAGTGCTTTCAGCCAACACCTTCACCGTCTCAACCTCGGCAGGCGGAGCACCAGTTACAACCAGCGGAACACAGTCCGGCACTCAGACAGCCCTTGTTTGGTACGGCACAGCAGTCGTTGCCGTGGCCAACACCGAGGTTACAGTCGCAACAGTGACAGTGCCAGGCTGGGCCATGGGCACTGGTGGAGGTATGGAAATTGACGCTTTGTTCAGCCTGACCAACAACGCCACCGTCAAGACATTGGGCATGACCTACGGCGGCGGCGTTCTACTGGCAGCAGCAGCAGCCAACAACGCAAGCGCCTGCGTGCAAAAGCTCATGTGCAACCGTGGCGGGTCGCAAGTGGTCACAAACTCAGCCACAGCAGTCGGCCATGGTCTGTCCACAGGTGCAAACGTGTTCTTGACCGTGGACACCACCGTAGACCAGACTTTCGCCATCACGGTCAAGCCAGCAACGGCCAACAACCTGATGCGTCTGGAAGCCTACAAGCTGCACATCAGCTTCTGACCATGGCCACCAAAGACACCAGACTGGCACGCGCAGGCGTCGAGGGCTACAACAAGCCCAAGCGCACGCCTTCGCACCCTACAAAGTCACACGTCGTGGTGGCCAAGTCTGGTGACGAAGTGAAAACTATTCGCTTTGGTCAGCAAGGCGTTTCCGGATCTCCAGACGGTTCTAAACGAAATGAATCATTCAAGGCTAGGCACGCTGAGAACATCGCCAAAGGCAAAATGAGTGCTGCATACTGGGCTGACCGCGTTAAGTGGAAATAATCCCAAATGGTAATACAATGCTTCAAAGGAGCAACGTATGCCAAATGGAAATGTGAAACATGAGGTGCAGTGTCCAAACTGCGGAGAAAAGCGAATGGTTCGATCTGATGTCCTGTCAAGATTGCAGAAAAAGGAAAAACCCTTGATCTGCAAGCCGTGCCATAACCGGCTGCGGTTTGATGGGCGTGACCATCCGCGCAAAGGCACTGGCGTAAAAAACGATTCAGACTTGGCCAGAACACAGAGCAGTTACTACAAGGCAAAGCAACGCTGCAAGATGGGCGAAAAGCATCATGCATGCTATGCCAATGTTGAATTTAGATTCAATTCATTGCAGCACATGGTTGATTGCATTGGAGTTCGGCTAGAAGGAATGACGCTTGACCGCATTGACCCCTTGGGCCACTACGAACCAGGGAATGTTCGCTGGGCCACAATGAAGCAGCAAAGCGCAAACCGTCTGCCCCGTGGCTACTGGCAAAAACAGAATGAAGCGGTGACCTGAATGCAAATTCCTATCCTCAACGGCATCTACGCTGACAGCACACCGGAGCTGCGCACCACTTACCCGGTGAATATGGTCCCAGTTGCTAAAAAAAGTGGTATCAGCAATGGGTTTCTGCGTCCTGGTGATGGCCTAGTAGCCAACGGAACAGGCCCAGGCATTGACCGTGGCGGAATTGAGTGGAATGGCATCTGTTATCGGGTTATGGGTACTAGCCTGGTGACTGTGGCAAGTGATGGCACCGTGACCGTGCTGGGTGATGTTGGCTCTGGTGGCCTTGTCATCTTTGATTACAGCTTTGATGTGCTGGCCATCGTTTCCGGTCAGCGTCTCTACTACTGGATCCCAGTTAACACCGCAGCCACATTGCTGTGGAATCCAACAGCTCCAATTCTGCGACAGGTCACTGATCCTGATCTTGGCATCGTGCTTGATGTGGTTTGGGTGGATGGCTATTTCATGACCACCGACGGCGAGTTTCTGATCGTCACCGAGTTGACAGACCCCATGCAGGTCAACCCGCTGAAGTACGGCAGCTCCGAGGTCGACCCCGACCCCGTGGTGGCTTTGCTGAAGTTGCGCAATGAGATCTATGCACTTAACCGACACACCATTGAGGTGTTTGACAACGTAGGCGGAGAACTGTTTCCTTTTGCGCGTATTGATGGCGCACAAATCCCCCGTGGAGCAATTGGAACCCAAGGCTGTTGCGTGTTTGTTGATAGCATGGCATT